TCGATCCGATCGTCCACCTCTCTGCGAGTGATGTGATCTCTCGCAATCTCTTCACGGGTCCGATTGAGCAGGATGTTCAACCGAGCCAGTTCGTCAAATTTACCCTTTAGCATGAACCCCATCCCGGTCACTATCGCGGACAGGATGATGTTCCAGATCATGATTTCCATCGGCTAACACTTCCATCGCCGGCGAGCCTGCCTAATCCTGCTATTAGGGTCTTTGGCTGCTTCTGGGTACATCTTCATTTGACCGGCAGAGCGCGCACAGAACGACTTACGTCGCTTGGCCCGAGCAGGGCCCGGATTGCTCTCCGTTACGGCCGTCTGAAGCTTGCTTCCGGGATTGGCACGACGGTACGCAGCCACGCCCTTGCGGGTCATGCCTGCGCCCTGCTTCGTAGGGCGAAAATTGCCGCTTTTAACGGAGGTTTTGATGCCCATGCCCTTACGCACGGCACCGCCTCCACGCAGCGCAATGCCCATGGAGCCAGGCATTACGCCGGTGCCCCACCCACGTACAGCACGGTAACGCTCTTGACCTCGGCATCGGCGAGGGTGACATACACGCCATCCGTCGCCAGAATTCCGTCATCGGGAATAATGAGATCGTAGGCCCCAGCAGCCGCCGGAGTCCTAATGTCAAGAATCGTGGTGCCCGAAACGCCGCCCGTTTTAAGGGTAAAGCTCGAGGCAGTCGCTGAATTGGTGAAATACACGCCCTGAACACGCGTGCGACCATTCACCGCGTCGCCCGAAGCAATCACGGTTTTGGCTTTGACGTCACTTGCAAAACTCATTGTTCTGCTTCCTTTGTCTAGGTGAAGCCGGATCGCCCCGGATCATTGCTGACCCGGGGCGCTTCCGTTTTTTAGCGCGTCGCCGAGGCGAAGAGGTAGTCGAGTTTCGTCGAACGGGTACCCGAGGCACTGCCCGACAAAGACATCGCCGCCAACGCCAACTCCGTGGTCGGAATGTTGGTCGTGTGCGTCGCAACGAGCTTGCGGTTCACGAAGAACTCCACCAACCCCGTGCCGCTCACGCGGAAACCAAGGGTGACGTCGGTGTCGTCAACAAGATCAACGCCCGAGTCCGTCGAGGTCTCGGTGCCGCCCGACTCCGTCTTGCAGAGGATCGAGGCATTGCCATCGTCCACCTGGAACACGATGCGATCGGCAGCCGTCAACATGGCTTCCGGGTTGGTCGCAAAGTTAACGGTGAGCCCGACGCAAATGTCGGTCTGATCGGCGTCGTTGCACTGGAGGCGGGTCTCAAACCACACCACCTTATCGGCAGCGGCCTTGTAGACCTCGTTGCCTTGAATCGATGCACCGTCGTCATCCGTCGTAGCAGCGGAATTGAGGCCAAGGAGACCGTTAACCGTGTCGGCTACGATAGCGGCGCTGGCGCCCGTGTCTTTGACCACGGTCCAATCGTTGGTGCTATCCAGCGCAACGCCGAGAAAGTCGTCCAAATACGAGACGACGGCCGGGTTTGCGGAAATAGTGAGATCGGTTCCCCAGGCGCCCGTGACGGTGCCCTTGCCCGAATACTGGAGCGGGCCAGAAAAATGCGTAACAGCCATGTTGTCCTCACATGCGAGTTAGGTACGGCTGTCTGCATGTCGTCAGCCGGGTCTGTCAGACGTACCTGGATTACCCCGGAACAATTCAACTATACGTCAGCAAATCCAATAAAAGAAGGGGGTCTTTCGACCCCCTTCTGTTTGCCACTATTAAGCAGCGCCGGGCGAACCGAAGATCCCGCGGGGATCGCTGAAGCCGAAGCTGTAGCGCTCGCGAGCCTTGTACCGCACGTTGCCGGTGTCGAAGTCGCCTTCGAAACCAGTCTTGATGGCGACACGCTGGAACATCTTCATGCCGTTCGGAGCGTCGGTCTTGATGAACCAAGCGTCCGGGTCGGTCAAGAAGTGGTTCACGGTGTAGCCCTGCGGCACCATGCCCATGTTCTTCACGGCGTTGATGTCGTTATCCGCAGTGCCAACGCGCAGCGTCGACTTGAGGATACGGTCAGCCGTAAACATGAGTTCCTTCGGGATGATGAGCTTCAAGCCCTGAACAGCGATCTTCAGGCCACGCTCATCGGTGAACTTGGCGATGTCGATCAGAGCCTGCTCAAGGGAAGTTTCGCTGAGGTCAGCCGAAGTGGCTAGCTCGTTGGCGAGGTCCGGGCCCGACAGGGTCGGGTGGTCCGTCGCGCAAAGCGGCTTGCCGTCACCACCAGTCGAGGTCGTGAACGCGCCGTTAAGCACGTCAGCGGCCTTGATCTGCTTCGTCTGAGCCATCGAGCGGGCGAGCGCCTTGGTGTAACGCGCAGCGAGTCGGTCGTAGAGGTTGTCCTCAACGGCTTCTTCGGTGAGCGAGAACGCCAGAGCGATCGTCTCGTGGGTGTAGCGAGCGGTGTAGACTTCCTGCGCCTGGTCGTATGCAACGCCAGCACCTTCAGTCTTCACCGGAGCCTCGGCAAAGCCGGACTCCATTACCTCTTCCTCGAACGCACGATCGGAGCTCTCGACCGAGTAGATCTCGGCGTGCTCGTTCTCGTAGTTCTTGTACTCGAGGCCGAACAGGGCGTTCAAACCCGGCTCGAGCTCCTTAACAAGTTGTGCACGTGAAATTGCCATGTCTTTATGCCCCTATAAATCAGGTTACGGCCTTGACGCCGGTGCTGCCATACAGGTGCTCGTTGATTTTCACAACGACCACGGCAAAGTCCCCAAACGCGTTGCCCGGAACATTCCAGAGGCCAACGATCTTGAGGTTGAGTGCCGCCGTGTCCGCGATGGTGGACGAATCCAATTCCATCGAAGAGACGCCCGTAGTAGTGCTGCCGCCCGTTCCGATGACATCTGCGTTCTTGCCGATATCGGCCTTCTCGATGTCCTCGTCAGCCTGGATGATGAACAACTGGCTCGGGTCGTCGAGCACGTCAGCGACAATCTCGCCTTCCGTGATGTTGACGCTACCGGGATAGTAGTTCTTCCAGGTGGGCTTGCCCGTCGTCGGGTCGATATAGAAGCAGCCGTTAAACACGCCCAACGCCGCAGCATGCGTCGCCGGGGCAAACTTAACGACATAGCCGTTAACGATCGTCACCAGGTCACCCTGATAGATCGCGCCGGCCTGGCTATCCGCAATCTCGTAACCGTACTGCTTCTGGGCTCCAGTCGCAGACAGATTGCCGAGAGGACGGAGACCAAAGGCCTTATCTGTATTTGCCATTTGATTGTCCTCAGAAAAAGTTATTCACTGGCTTTTTTAGAGCCGCCGAATGAAACGCGAGATCTACGGGCCGGTCGCTCAATCTGCATGCTCGAGTGAGCGTTGCTTTTCATGAGCTCGTTGTCCGCAGCCTGCATTTGGTTGCTCGCTCGTTCGCGGTAATACGCGTTGCGCTCTTCAACCGTTTCTTCTGGGATACGTGCTAGGAGTAGACCTCCCACGCTGATCACACCCGCGTGTCGGCCATCGTCCGTCGTTGATGCTGGGAAGTCAGGGTACTCCTCCGCCCGAACCAGCTCGTACCCCTCACGGAGACGACCTGCAATGTTCGTGCGGTCTTCTACCCCACCTGCCGAAGCCCGAATCCAACGATGTTTGTATCCCATAGGAGCTGGTGGCGCATCAAGGCGAGAAGGGGGTGCCCACGGCCGGCGTCGCGCGTTCTTCGTACGAGATTCGGTCTCACGCGAAGCGCGGTTAATAGAAGGCAATTTGACGTCCGACATGTGTTACTCCTTCACGTACTTGGCGTATTCCTCGAGAGGAACACCCAGCTTTTTAGCAATTGCCACTTGACTTGGGGTCAACTTGACAGTGCGGCGTGCAGAATTGTTGATCCCGGAGGATCGTGAGGCAGGCGCAACCGTTTGCACGTTACGGCTCCTGCTCTGCGTACTCGAGCCGGTGTCCCCAAACTTCTGGGGAAAAGCGTCTCGAATACGTTTGTCAAGTTCATCATAGTACTCATCCGAGCTAGGGTCAAACCCCTCAACTTGGATCAACTGACGGTGGATACCCCAGGCGGCGTGAGTCATCACGTTGTCCCGGCCATACCACTTGTTCTTCTCCGCCCATTCTTCAACTCGCGGGTCAACCTGCTGCTGTTGGGCAGGCTGCTGGGCCTGATACGCCGCCTGTTGCGCGGCTTGCTGGGCAAGGTACTGCTGCTGTTGCAGGTAGGCCTGACGCTGGGCCGTGGCAGAATCAATCTGCCCCTGCTCCATCGTGAGCGCGGTCAGACGCTGCTGCGCCTCGGTCTCGGTGTCAATGTCCCCTTCCTCACGGGCCTTGCGGATGATCTGCTTGAGGGCTACCGCCTGGGTCTCAACCCGGCTCTTGGCCTCAACCAGCCGCTCCTCGTCCGTGCGCACGTACTGCTGCTCGAGCTCCTGCGCGCGGGCCTGCACCTGCTTGGCATACTCCAAGGCCGCCTGCTCACGGCGCTGGGTTTCACGAAGCCGGGCTGTCAGCTTGTTGATGCGCTTCTGCACCCCCTCGCTGTACTGATCCAGTTCCTCTTCCTTGCGCGCCGATCGCGGCTCGTCTTCCGTCACTAGAGGCAGCTTTGGAGCTTCCTCCTCGACGGGTACCTGTACGGTCGCGGGCTGTTCGCCCTCGCCGACGTTAAATTCCAACTGTTCGTTCATCTCGGATCTCCTTACCACATGTGAAGGACGTCTTCAGGATCGGCAACGATCCCCAAGACCTCATCGTCGTTAATCAAACGAATCTCACCGCCATCGATCGGGATCCGCGCGCCGGCGTAGCGGCCGAAGATGATCCAATCACCCTCCTTGCACCACGGGCCGGTGGGGAACTTGCCCTCATCGCCATAGGCAATCGGGCCGACCTTGAGGACATAGCCACACACCGTCGAAACCTGTTGCTTGCGCTGGGTCTCTTCGGCAAGTGCGATGCCGCCTTTGGTCTTCTCCGCGCCCCGGTAGGGCAGGATCGCGATACGCCACCCGGTCGGAGTGGGGATGCGGTTGAGTACCGACTCATGGAGCTTGTCGGGCTTGAGCCCTTCGGCCGTGTACGCATCTTCCAATGAAGGAACATGCTTCGCGGCCTCTTCCGCCCACTTCTTCTCAAGTGCTGTGGGCTCTTTTGCTGTTGCTGTCACGCTGGGTCTCCTTTAGATCAAAAAGCCGTCGTCATCCGTGCGCGCCTTCAATAGGTTCTTCACGGAATCCTCAACCAGCTTCAATCCTTCAAGACGACCCATCATGAAGCGATAACGCTCCATGTCGGCGATCGTTCCGTTTAGGACGATTTGTTCCGAGCTTTCTCTAAGATCTCTGATCTCACGAAGCACCGCTTCGGCAAATTCAAGCATGGTTGGTTTCCATGAAAAGCAGCCAGTTTTGCGCACCGGCCGAGGCGCTTATCAACTTAATAAATCTTGACGGGGCGATTGCCGTCCTTCTTTTTGACCGTGCGCACAGCGCCCATGACACCACCGCGCTTCATTCCGCGCGACTTGCCGGCCTTCGCATACGCGATCGCTGCCGCCTGCTTCACCGCAGCGGACTTGCTCTTCGGCTTGCTCGTGCCAATGCGTCCCTTTTCTTTGTAAGCCCCGACGAGCTCGCCGATGTTGCGGCTAATCGTCTTCTGGCTTGATCCCTTTTTAAGCGGCATTTCGTCCTCCTCGCTGTGCCTGAAGTTGTAACTTCGCTTGGTCAATCTGCATCGACTGCTGGGCCTTCTGCGTCTCAAGCTGAAGCTTCTGTTCGTCGAGCTTCATCTTGGCTTGATCGGCCGCGGCGCGCTGATCGAGTTCCTGCTTCTTGAGTGCCACCAACGGGTCTTCTCCACCGCCTGCGGCCTCGCCCGAGAGCTGCCCTTGCAGGCTCTTCACTTCCTGCATGTAGGTCGCCACCTTGATCGCCACCATGCCTTCCTTCTGAAGCGCCGAAACCATGCGATCCGGGTCCGTCCCGTAAGTCTTGAAGATGTCCGCTTCGACATCCTCTTCGGCCTTGATCCGAATGTGCTCAAAGATATGCTGCTGAAGCTCCATCGCAGACATCGGAGCCGACTGGAGGATCGGTGACATGCCCATGATCAAGTGGGCAACGATGTGCGCATCGTGCTGCTGGCCCGGGAAGGCCTTGAGCTTCATCCCGTTCAACACAGAAGAGTTCTCGGACGCCGGATCACGGGGCATCTGGTTGTTCTGCGGGATCAAGATGCCGTCGATGTCACGAATGTTCAACGCGGAGTACACCCGGTAGAACGCTTCGTACATGTTGTGCATCTGCGGCGCGCTTTGCGCCATCTGCAACTGCATCTGTGCAAGCTGAATGCGCTGCGCGGTGCTGAAGATGTTCGGATCAGCAACCGGCAACACCGAAACGATCTTGTCAAAGTCCTGGCGCTTGACCTTGCGGCTCGCACCCGGCACATCGTACGGATACTCGTCCGGCAAGTACTGGCCAAAGCCCTCAAAGAGCAGCCGGAACTCCAAAGACTGCGCGTAGTGCAGTCGCTTGTGAATCGCCGACATCACCATCGACCCACGCTCAAGCAATGCGAGCGTCGTGCCGACCTGCGCGTACTGATTTCCGTCGCCGACCTGCATGTCGGCCGTGCTCGAGAGGCGTTTGCCCGCGTCTACGAGGAATCCAAGCAGCGCAAACAACACTTGGCTTGGTTCTTTGTACGGCAACGGCAGCAAAGACGACTGCAACTCCGCGCCGCCCGCGTCAATGTCGCGCCACTCGCCCGGCTGG